TTACCCACGTTACACCGGTCTTGAACTTTAAAAACTGAAGAAGGGCACATAGCCCTTTTTTAGATAGTGCACTAAATTATCCGCTTTCGAGTTGGAGTGCGTATAATTTAATGCATTATATTTGGAGAAAAACCTTGCTATATCCTGTGTTTAGAGTGATATATGTAAGTACCAAAAACGCAGGGAGGTATAAAAATGGACCGAAAATTAATGATTAAAAAGCTAGGAGAGCATTTTGGCGTGAAGCCTAAGTACTTGAGTGTTCCAACCTTTAATTACGAAATTAGGACAGCAAATGAAGTGTATACCATCGACAGACATGGAGGCATTACAAAGGGAGATGGAGAGCCCATTACCATGGAACAAATCCTGAATCAACAATTGGAGCCAGAGCCACCGACTGATCAAGAGAATAATGATGAAGTGCAGATGAATCAAACTGAAACTCATGAGGCAGCTCAAAATGCTGAAACAACTAATCTGCTAGAAGACCTAAGTGGAGTTGAAGTTAAACTGAACTTTGAAGAGCATACAGCTGATAGCCTGAAGAATATCATCAACATGCTCTACAGCAAGCAGCGACTTATTATGATGGCTTTTGAAACAGAGGAAGCTTTCATGGATGATGGGTTTGCTGAAGACCTGAACAAAGTTGAGACTAAAGATTTAGAAAGACTTAAAGAAGCCCTTGAAGAACTCGGGACAAATAGATGCCCAGGATTTCAGATTGATTTTGATGAGAAGACGTTCACCTTCAAACTTCACAGCTCAAACTTGAATCCAGAAAGGATCAAGGCATTTCAGGATTTATGTGTTCTCATAGCGAACTATGCCAGAACCTTAAACCGCGCATCCTTTAAACAGGCCCAGGATGATAACCCGAAGTATGCTCTTAGAACCTGGCTGATCCGTATCGGGATGAATGGTCCTGAGTATAAGGAAACCAGAAAGACACTCCTAAAGCACCTGGAAGGTAGCGGTGCATTCAGAAAGGTTGATGAAACCGATGAAACCTAAATGTAGACTCATTGGTGAGAACGGTAACATCTTTAATCTCATGGGGATTGTATCACGAACCCTAAAGGAAGCTGAGGAGCCTGAAAAAGCAGAGGAAATGATTAAGCGAATCACCAATGAAGCCAAGAGCTATGATGAGGCCCTAGCTATGTTGATGGAATATGTGGATATAGAGTAGGAGGTGCGAGTATATGGATAGATTTTTTAGTCAAAAACATTGTGACCGCTGCGGTGGCAGCTTAGAAGGTGGACGTATCATGTCCATGTTCAATGAGCAGTGCATCTGCATGAGTTGCAAAGAGAAGGAAACAAAAGACCCTGAATACAAAAGGGCCGTGGAAGCAGACCATGAAGAGATTCGAAAAGGGAACTTTAATTATAAAGGAATCCGTGGAAAATAACCTATCTGCATAAAAACGGTTTAATTTTATGCAGATAATAAGAATAATGTGCAGTAAAGAATAATGCGTGATAGGGACTTTCAAAGGAAGGTTCCTTTTTCTTTGCAGTAAATGAAGGAGGTGAAAGTTATGGCAGGTAGAGGAAGACCACCAAAACCTACAGCGGTCAAAGAGCTGGAAGGAAATCCAGGAAAAAGACCACTGAATAAGAACGAACCAAAACCAAAACAGATAGCACCCAAGTGCCCGTCATGGCTGGAGCCGGATGCCAAGAAAGAATGGAGAAGGCTATCAAAAGAATTGGAAGCCATGGGACTGCTGACTCAAGTGGATATGGCTGCCTTTGCTGGGTACTGTCAGGCCTACGCCAGATGGAAGGAAGCGGAGGAATTCATCTCAAAGCATGGATCCATTCTAAAGACCGCTTCAGGATACATTCAGCAGATTCCTCAAGTGTCCATTGCCCAGCAGAACCTTAAGCAGATGAGAAACTTCTGCTCAGAACTTGGACTAAGCCCATCGGCCAGAAGCAGACTCAACATTAATAACAGTGGGAACACCATTGAGGGCGATGCCATGGAAGAGCTGCTTTCAAATGTACCAAAGGCTGAGGATATTTTGAAAAAGAGTAAGGACGACTAATTTGAAAGGAGGAGCGCCTATGCCATTTAGTGAAGCTCATGCGAATCACGCCATAAACTTTATCGAACAACTGAAGCTGACCAAAGGCAGATGGGCCGGTCAGCCTTTTAAGTTACTTCCTTGGGAGAAGGATCTGGTGAGGCGTCTCTTTGGAACCTTGAGGGAGGATGGCACTCGTCAGTATCGAACTGCCTATGTGGAGATTGGTAAGAAAAACGGTAAGTCGGAGCTTGGTGCAGCTATTGCCCTTTACATGCTTCTTGCTGATGGGGAACCTAATGCAGAGGTTTATGTAGCCGCTTGTGACAGACAACAGGCCAGTATTATTTTTAACACCAGTATGAACTTTGTGGAAGGAAATCCTACACTTTCAAAAGTTACGAATCTGGTGAGATCCACAAAGCGAATCGTCTATCCAAAGACAGGAAGTTTCTATCAGGTATTAAGTTCGGATGTTAAATCGAAATCAGGGATCAATGCTTCCTGCGTTATCCTGGATGAGATTTGGACCTATCCAAATCCGGATCTTGCTAAGATGCTGACCACTGGTTCAGGGGACGCCAGAACACAGCCACTGTTTTTATATCTCACCACCGCAGGGAATCAACTCTCTGGCTATGGCTGGGAGATGCACCAAAAAGCGAAGGACATATTGGAAGGCAAAAGAATAGATCCGACATTTCTTGCCATCATTTATGGCCTTGAGGACGATGCAGATATTGAAGATGAAAACAACTGGTATAAGGCCAATCCAAGTCTTGGCCATACCATTTCTATAGAGAGAGTCAGGGAGCACTACAATCAAGTGAAAGACGATCCGGCAGATCTCGCCTTGTTTAAACAGCTGAGACTCAATATGTGGTTAAAGCAGGAAATCAAATGGATGCCCATGGACAAATGGGACATTTGTAATTTCACGGTAGATCCGGAAGAGCTAAAAGGGCGAGTCTGCTACGGAGGTCTGGACCTGTCCTCCACCAGTGACATCACCGCTTTTGTTTTAGTGTTTCCACCCCTTGAAGAGGGAGATAAGTTTCAGGTGCTCCCATACTTTTGGCTTCCAGAGGAGACCCTTTATCAGCGGGTGAAAAGAGACAGCGTACCTTATGATATCTGGCACAGGCAGGGACTTCTCAATCTCACAGAAGGAAACGTAGTCCATTATGGATTTATCGAAAAGTTCATTGAACGCCTCGGTGAGAAGTACAACATCAGAGAAATCGTCTATGACCGGTGGGGAGCCACTCAGATGAGCCAGAACCTAGAGGGGATGGGATTTACAGTCGTGCCTTTTGGCCAGGGCTTTAAGGATATGTCACCTCCCACAAAGGACCTGATGAGGCTGACCTTAAGTAAGCAGATAGCCCATGGCGGGCATCCCGTCTTAAGATGGATGGCAGATAACATTGTAGTCAGAACGGACCCGGCTGGAAACATCAAGGTGGACAAAGAAAAATCATCTGAAAAGATCGATGGTATCGTGGCACTGATCATGGGTCTGGCTAGAGCAACAGTGAATCCACCGGATGACGATGGATCCATTTATGATGAACGGGACATGATCATTTTAGGATAGAAGGAGGTGGAAAGGAATTATGGCGAACTTTTTTAAATGGCTCTTTAAGGCGAGGGCTGAACCCACAGACAGTGTCAGTAGTGCTCCTAACTTTTATATGGGTCAAAGCATATCGGGAAAAATCGTCAACGAGCGAAGCTCTATGCAAACCACTGCAGTCTTTGCCTGTGTGAGAATCATTGCAGAGACGGTGGCCTCTTTACCCCTTCACACTTACAAGTATCAAGGTGACGGCAAAGAAAAGATGTACACCCATCCGCTGTATAGGATTTTGCACGATGAACCAAACCCGGAGATGACGTCCTTTACTTTAAGAGAAACCATGATGACGCACCTTCTTCTATGGGGAAATGCCTACTGCCAGATCATTCGAAATGGTAAAGGGGAAGTGGTGCATCTTTATCCCTTGCTTCCCGACAAGATGACGGTGGATAGAGATAAGAATGGCAATCTCTATTACGCTTATAGGAAGGACACCACCACCCATTATCTAGGACCGGAGGATGTTCTTCATGTACCGGGTCTAGGTTTTGATGGGGTGATGGGCTACTCACCGGTAGCTCTTGCTAAAAATGCTATCGGCCTTAATATCGCTGCTGAGGAATATGGCGGCAGGTTCTTTGCCAACAATGCCACACCAAGTGGAATCCTATCAACATCTGGAACCATTAAGGATCCAACTAAGGTCAGGGAGGCATGGCAGGCAGCTTATGGAGGAAGTGGAAACAGCAACAAGGTGGCAGTCCTTGAAGATGGTCTTCAGTACCAAGCCATCAGTATGCCAAACTCCGATGCGCAGTTTCTAGAGACGAGAAAGTTTCAGATAGAAGAAATTTGTAGAATCTTTCAAGTGCCACCCCATATGGTGGCGGACCTTAGCAAGAGCTCATTCAGTAACATCGAGAACCAATCCATCAGCTTTGTAGTCCATACCATCAGGCCTTGGCTGGTTCGAATAGAGCAGGCTATGAACAAGAAGCTCTTTCTTGAGAATGAGAAAGGTCAGTGTTTCGTGTCCTTCAATGCATCGGCACTGATGCGAGGGGATTATAAATCCAGGATGGATGGATACGCCATCGGTATTCAGAATGGTTTCTTCTCCGTTAATGATGTAAGAAGGATGGAGAACATGGATCCAATCTCTGAAGAAGATGGTGGAGACCTGTATCTAATCAATGGTAACATGCTGCCTCTTAAGATGGCTGGGGCTTATGCAAAGAAAGCCATGGATGAATCTGGTGGTGATGAGCCGTGATGATAAGTGTATAACTTGGCCCATTTCTGTGGACAACTACAAACTTAATACGATGTATCAACAGCATTTCTCAAAATCGAGGAGTGCTTTTTTCATGCCCGAAAGGAGGTCGATTAGATGGATAAATTTTGGAGATGGGTGGTGAACGAATCCGAGGAGCCTACAGTGAGAACTTTGCACCTTGAAGGTTACATTGCAGAGTCTTCTTGGTTTGATGATGATATCACCCCTAAACAGTTTAAGACGGAGCTTTATGGCAGTGGCCCGGAAACGGATGACATTGTTGTAAAGATACACTCGCCGGGTGGAGACACCTTCGCTGCAGCGCAGATTTACAACATGCTGAAGGAATATCCCGGCAAGGTTAGTGTCCATATTGATGGGCTTGCAGCCAGTGCCGCTTCTGTCATTGCCATGGCGGGAGATGAGGTGTGTGTTTCTCCGCTATCAGTCATCATGATCCATAACCCAGCCATGCTTATTGCTGGTGAAGTGGCGGATCTGCAGGTGGGAATTAACCTACTCAGTGAAGTAAAAGAGAGCATTATCAATGCTTATCAGACAAAGACAGGTCTTTCCAGAGCGAAAATCTCACACATGATGGATGCTGAAACCTGGATGAGTGCCCACAAGGCCATCGAGCTGAAGTTTGCCGACAAGATTCTTTATGAATCAGAGCCGGCAGATGAAGGTTCCGGTGGCTTTATCTTTGACCAGATGACAGTGACAAACGCTCTAAGGAACAAACTCCCTGGCATTCAGGCGAGGATGAAATATCTCTCAGATAAACAGGGAGAAGAGAAGGTAGCAACACCTGAAGAAGTGCCTATGAACAAAGAACCAAAGCAAGAACCAGTTGTAAAGACACTTATCCCTATTGCCCAGCTGGAAAGACGGCTGGAGCTGATTAAAAATTGGAGGTAATGAATATGAGTAAAATTCAAGAACTTAGAGAGAAACGCGCCAAGGTTTGGGAGCAGGCTAAGACATTCCTTGATGATCATCGTCAGGAGAACGGTCTGATCAAACCTGAGGACAATGCCGTCTATGAAAAGATGGAAGATGAAGTGGTCAGCCTTGGAAAGGAAATTGAGCGCCTTGAGCGCCAAGAGATGATGGACAGAGAGCTTTCAGCTGCCCTTAGTAAACCTCTTGCATCCAGACCTGATAAGATGACCGAAGAAAAAACCGGCAGAGCATCCGATGCCTATAAGAGTGCCTTTTGGGGTGCCATGAGAAACAAGATGAACCCTGCGGTACACAATGCGCTTCAGATTGGGACCGATTCAGAAGGTGGCTTCCTTGTACCGGATGAGTATGAGAACCAGCTGATTCAGGCACTTGAAGAGGCGAACATTCTTAGAAACCTGTGTAACGTGATTACGACCAGCTATGGGGATAGAAAGATTCCGGTTGTAGCAAGTCATGGATCCGCCGCATGGATGGACGAAGAAGCAGCCTTCACTGAAAGTGATGATGCATTCACGCAGGTGACCTTGTCGGCCTACAAACTTGGTACCATGCTGAAGGTTTCTGATGAGCTTCTTAATGACAGCTACTTCGACCTTGAAGCTTACATTGCAGTTGAGTTTGCAAGAAGAATCGGTGCCGCAGAAGAGGAAGCATTCCTCTCTGGAAATGGAAGCAGCAAACCTACAGGTCTTCTTCATACAACTGGTGGAGCCAGCCTTGGTGTAACTGCGGCAAGTGCAACAGCCATCACCATTGATGAGGTGCTGGACCTTTATCACAGCTTGAAGTCGTCTTATAGAAAGAATGCTACCTTCCTTGTGAACGATGCGACCATCAAAGCCATCAGAAAGCTGAAAGATGGTCAGGGTCAGTACTTATGGCAGCCATCTGTTCAGGCAGGAACACCAGATACGATTCTCAATCGTCCAGTGGTGACCTCACAGTACATGCCAGTAGCTGCAGCCGGTGAGAAGACCATCCTTTTTGGAGACTTTAAGTACTACTGGATTGCTGATCGTCAGGGTAGAACCTTCAAACGTCTGAACGAACTCTATGCAGCAAGTGGTCAGGTCGGATTCCTTGCATCTCAGAGACTGGATGCGAAACTAATTCTTCCTGAAGCCATCAAGGTCCTTCAGCAAAAGGCCTAAGTAAATTAACGGGAAGGTGGTCCTAGTTGCTGCCTTCCTTTCACTTTGATAAGGAGGGAAAACCATGGGATATAACACAAAAAACTATACCGAACAGGGTGGCGATAAAACCGTTATTGGTGGAGAGCTTGCCGTAAGTGCAGAAGGTAAAATCACCTTTGATGGCATAGAGTTAAAACCTGCAGCTGTTCAAGCAGATAGCACCGCTGTGGATGTAGCGGATCTGGTAGCAGATTTCAATGCCTTACTTGCAAAGCTTAAAACCGCTGGCCTCATGGAAAGCGAGTGATGGTAGATGACGCTTCTTGAGAAGGTAAAACAAAATCTCATTGTAACCCATAATGAGGATGATGCCTTACTAGAAGGGTTCATTACCGCTGCGATCAGCTATGCCGAAGGTTATCAGCATCTAGGTACTGACTTCTATACAGAAAACACCATGTCACCGACCACCGAGCAAGGAGTCATTATGCTGGC